AGTTACAAGAAATCTAGATCAGGGGTCTCAGGTAGTATACCGTAGCGGGGAAACCGCAGCAAATGCCGTAATTGACCGAGCGGCAGCGGGAGAATTGGGGAGAGAAATTTCCCGCATTATGGCGAAGGGCGGACTTCGGTCTAGACCTAATACTTTTACACAGGAGTATGGCAGAGCACGAGAAGTATTTACTTCCGTTGCTGATTCAACTCCAGCTACAATTGCCGCCCAGAAAATTGCTCGGTATCGAGATCCAGGATCTCTCTATCCAGGTGGAGTACCAGCCGGTGGATACATTAAGTCTCCAAACCTTCGTGCAGTTACTCCCATTGTTAGTGCAATGTACAGCAGAATTAGCCCTAGAAAAACACTTATAGAAAACGGATTGTCAATTGCCCAACAAGATACCGCACGAAAAGTTGCCGAACTGCTAGAAGAAGCAACCGTTCGCCGCCGGCTTTCAGCCGGCATGCAGACAGGCGGAGAGTATTATTTCCCACGAACATACCAGCCGTACAACTTCAGCAGGACTGGAGTTGCTGGTAGACTAGACCCAGCTACCTATCAGGCTGAGGTCATGGACTTTATTCGCGGTAAGGTGAGGGACAGGAGATTCATTAAGTAATGGGGCAGGACAACGAGTACGGGAAACCTAAGCCGCGCAAGCCGGCGCAGTTTACACTGTTTGGCGCTACCCCAAAGCGCAAGTTGACTAGGTCGCAGATTAAGAAGATTGAATTTGCCCGAAGACAGCAGCAGAATATGCGCGCATGGTCTGGAACTCCAGCGCAACGGGCTATCCAAGAGGCAGAGCGCAGGGGGCAGATGCGCCTTGATGACGCTCCCGGCGCACCGAAGGTTACGCGCAGCAATCCTCTGTCCAAGGGAAACTCTGGAAAACTTGGCGGGTTCTTTATTGGAGGGGTTGGACTTGCTGGTCTGCAAAGTTTTTCTGGTGGTATTGATGACTTATGGGGCATGGGTCAAGAACGTGATTATGGTCGCGTCGGCGGCGGTGGCAGTGGCGGCATATATGATAGAGCGCCTAAAAAGAAGTAAGGAGCAACATGGCAACCCCGCGACGAGTTAGAACCGGACTTGAGGAGCTTGATTGGCTGCGCAAGCAGCGCGAGCAAGGCATGGCGGCAATGAGGGACATGAGGAATGTCCAGCGCATTGGCCCAGAATTGGCAATTAAAGCGAACGCGCCGGCAAAAACGGTTCAAGCAATGCAGCAGCGCGTTCTTGACTGGGAAGCAAAATACTATGAACCGTATAAGGAAATGCATGCAGAAATTGGTAGGTACGTTGGCAGTTCAAAGGATCCACAAGGCGGCGTGTCTAAGAGTGTTTCCCCAAATATTCCACGCGACAAAGTGACTGGGGCTAGGATTAAGCCGGGGACTGGACTAAATCCTATGGGTTCAGAGTATTTGTACGAAGGAAGGACTGGAGTAGCCCCAAAGGCTGAAGCGTATCGACTTACTAACGCGTACTCTGCCGGCGCTTCAGCAACAAGAACGGCAGCATCTACTGGAAAGTACATCTCTGAAATTCGATCAAGAATGTCTTCAACACTTAAGGGAGGGCTTTCAGAATACATTAGCAATAGTGCGCAATATGCTGGAAGTTCTATTTCAGACGTTAGGAAAGCTGTTGTTGGCAGATTGACTGGCGAGTATGGCAACAATATTGGTATGCTCAATCGTGACATTCGTAGCATTGGTGGCGACGGTACAGTTTTTAAGCGTCCAGAGGTTAATCTTCCAGTAAATCCAAGCGTCCGCGTAACTCCTCCGGCTCCGCTAAAGCCAACAGGATCTAAATTTGAGCCAATCAAGGGAGGAAACACTGTTCCAGAGGCCTTTAAGAAGGCGTGGGGACCAGGATCGTTTGGCGGTTTGGCGGTTGGTGCTGGCAATCTTTCCCAGGCGATGAGGCATGCCGGGGATATGTTAAGCGGAAACATTTCTGACTATGAGTCATTTCAACGCAGCTTAGGATTAAGCAAGGGAGCATTTCAGACCCGCATGGTTATTGATTTTATGAGAGACCCAAGGAACCCCCCAGAACACAAATACATAATGTGGAAGCGATTTGGCCCTAAGAGGGGCTACTAAAATCGTCTCGGCGGGTCGCAGAAGTGCTCCCCCGCTTCTCCCCGCCGAGTCGTCAACTGAAAGTGAATAATGGCTAAGTTTACATCGGTGAAACGAATCAACTCACGCTGGAGGAACCAAGACTTCCTCGGCAATGAGAACTCGTCCTTTAGCATCCCTGACGCAATGTACGATGAGTTCATTCAGGATTGGTCGTACGAAATCGGTCGTGGCGATATTGTTTTTACCGAAACACCAACCACGGGAAATATTCAAGTTGCCACACTTACCGTTGGGGATATTGTACTTACCGGGACGGCAACTGGTAGTTTTGGCGCTGGTAGTGGGGTTACATCGGTATCTGGGACATCACCAATCACCACATCTGGCACAACTGCCATCACAGTTGGCATCATCAGTGCCTCCACCACATCTGCTGGTGCAGTCATCCTCAGTGACTCAGTGACTACCACAAGCAGCATCCTTGCCGCCACCCCAACCGCAGTAAAAAGCGCCTATGACCGAGGCTCAACAGGGGTCACCGATGCCGCTACAGCACAGGCTACGGCTGATGCGGCAGTGGCTTCAGCAAACTATGAGTTTAGCCAGTTTGGGACTTCTGGCGTTACGGCAACTCTACCTCGTTATGTTTTGACTATTTCAAGCTCACCGTCATCTGGAATGATCGTACACAACAAAATAACGCCGCATAAAACTATAACCATAAGCAATCTTGCGCTTGTTACTGGCTCAAGTGCCGCAGGAGTTCTAACAGTTGCTAGGATGGGAATCTATACAAGGAGCGGAACGACATTTACCCTTGTTGCAAGAACAGCAAGCGATGTAACGCTATTTCAAGCGTCTTCTACTAAGTATACCCGCGCACTTGATACAACTGGAGGGTATCCAGCAACATATACAATGACCGCTGGAACCGAATATTTCATCTCTGTCATTCAGAATGGCACCGTGGCTCCATTCGTGTCCGGAACACTAAGAACGTCAAGTGCAGCCAACGCGGCAACGGGAGTACAGCAATATACCCAGACTGCACAATCAGACCTGGTAACATCGTCAACAGGAACGGCAGCAGCAACAGCGAATGGATACTATGCGGAGGTCTCATAATGGCTAAGTTTACATCGGTAAGACCAATCAACTCACGCTGGAGAAAACACGACTTCCTCGGCAATGAGAACTCGTCCTTTAGCATTCCTGATGAAATGTACGACGAGTTCACTAGCGACTGGTCATACGAAATCAATCGTGGTTATATCGTTATTACCGAAACTCCAACCACTGGGAATATTCAAGTTTCCACACTTACCGTGGGGGATGTTGTACTTACCGGGACGGCAACTGGTAATTTTGGCGTTAGTGGTGGAATCACGACTGTTCTTGGTACATCCCCAATCACCGTATCTGGTACTAGCGCCATTACTGTTGGGGTCATCAGTGCCTCCACCACATCTGCTGGTGTGGTCATCCTCAGTGACTCCACCTCGACAACGAGCAGCATCCTTGCCGCAACACCAACGGCAGTGAAGTCAGCCTATGACAGAGGATCAACAGGGGTCACCGATGCCGCTACAGCACAGGCTACGGCTGATGCGGCAGTAGCTGGCACGCCGGATGGAACAAGTCAGTTTGGAAGTTCTGGAGTTATTGGAAATCTACCTCTTTTTGTTTTGACAACAAACTCCAACCCAGCAAGTGGATCAATCAATCACAGTAAACTAACACCATATAAAAACTTCACCGTAAGTAATATTTCGTTTATTTCTGGAACAACTGCAAATACTGCTGCAACGTCTGTAAGGTTTGGAATCTATACAAGAAGCGGCACTACATTTACCCTTGTAGCAAGAACGGCAAATGATACAAGTATCTTTAGCGCCATTAGTACAAAGTATACCCGCGCACTTGATACAACTGGTGGATACCCAGCGACATATACACTAACGGCTGGGACAGAGTATTGGATTTCAGTTATTGTTGTTGCAACAACAGTATCAAATATCGTAGGTGCTACATTGAGATTAAACACCTCAGCAAATGCAGCAACTGGCGGACAGAACTACGCCCAGGCTGCACAATCAGACTTGGTGGCTAGTTCTAGTGCTGGAATCGCTGGAACTGGCGGTGGATTCTATGCGGAGGTCTCATAATGGCAGTCATCACTGAACCAGCCTACCTAGACCCAGAGACTGGGATGCTCGTGGAGATCGTGCGAGACGCTGAGACAGGGAAGGTCGTCGGCAAGAACGAGCGATACCCTGATCCAGAGCCAGAGGTCGTTGAGTGACAGAACTAGCCCCCGTCCTGACGGGGTGCCACGTCTGTAGAAGCCCTTTGGTTGACATGATTAACCGCAGAATGGCCCAAGGAATGAGTGACATTGATATTGCCAACTGGCTTAAGCAGGAAGGCAATTACATTAGTCGAATTACTCTTGGCAAGCATAAGCGTGAGCATTTGACTACGGAACACGAGACGGCTAGGATTGCTGCAGCTCAAATTCTTAAGAAGCAACAGGGGACTATTAAGTTCAAGGGAGACCTTGCCTCACTAGTCCGGGATCAGGTATCTAATCTGGTTGAAGCCGGACACCTAACGCCAACGCTCTCAGAGGGACTTAGGGCTCAGGAAATTATTGATAGAAGGCAGGAGAAAAGCAGTGACCGGGAACTTACTATGGCACTTGCGGGAATTCTGGGAGGATCTACTGTGGTCGAAGGTACCTCTGTGGATCTTGCCTTGGACAGTTCGGGCGAAGGAACTGAAGACGTACCCGTTCAGACTTCTGACTTCTTGGTGGATGACAACTCAGGACTACGAGGGATGGCGCAAGAGCCTGAAAACGGCTTCAAGGGCAGCGCGCAAGCACAAGATTCCGGTGTCCTCTATTGAGCTACATCACCATTGGCGCACACCCAATTGTGACCTTGGTCAAGCCGAAGAGGGCAGGAAGACCATCGTTCTCTGCGATAACCATCCTGAAACGGCGCTCCACGAACTGGCGCATCTTTGGACGCAGGATCGTCACACCAAAGAGTGGGCGCGCAGGCTTTTCCTACTCCATCGTGAGTTCCTTTCTAAAGAAGAAGTAGGCTTCTACCAGAGGGAAGCGGCAAAGATGTACAAGACCGCCAAAGAAGTGGTGGAAAAAGAATATAAGCGCAAGGTATGCGCATGCGGGAGACGAATTAAGTGATACTACAAATCAGGTCGCAACTGGATCACGTAGAGGCTGGCGGCGTACTTGACGATTGCGGCCCATCCAGCGCGGCAGCAGCCGCCTCGTGGGTTCTAGGCGCAGACATAAACGCTCTTGCCGGTATCCAGGCAAAGGAGCGAGCGACCGGATACAAGGATAAGCAAGGGGTTAGCGACAACGGATCAAGCCTATGGGAATTAATCAAAACCTGCAAGGAACTTGGCGCCAACGCTCGATATCCGAAGGATTGGGAAGACTGCGTGGCAAGCGCAAAGAAAGGGGCGGCGCTCATCATCAACGTGGACGCGGCAAAGAACTATCCACCGCAAGCAATCAGCTCGTGGCACAGCCGGTACATCGGTCGCCATAAAGGGGCAACGTACGGGCATATGGTAGCCGCCTCGTGGTGCGAAGACCACGGCTGGCAATTTGCAGACCCTACCTTTACCGGGAAGGGCAAGGAAAAGTACGCCGTCTCAGTGACGGAAAAGGAACTGAAGGCAATTGCCTCCAGCAAGGGCGATGCTCCGCACAAGCGCTGCATCATCGTGAAGAAGTAGGAGACACTATGAATAAGGAACGAACAGCACTGCTTGCATCTTGGGGACGATCCTTTTTGGCTGCATGCCTAGCACAGTTTCTCGCACTCGGTAGCACCGCATTTGACATCAACGGCGATGCATTCAAGAGCATCCTAGCGGCTGGACTCGCCGCAATTCTTCCAGTGGTCATCCGCTGGCTTAATCCTAACGATGTAGCATTTGGCTACAAGGGGGAGTAATCATGTCTGCATCTTCTAAGCACTATTTGCCTAGCGGCAAGGAATACAAGGGGCCAGTTCACAAGATGGACGGCAAGGTTCATACTGGTGCAAAGCACACTGCCGCAAGCAAGTTGGTTACGCACACTAAGCCAAAGGGGAAGAAGTAATGCGAAAAACAGCAGCATGGACACGCAAAGAGGGTAAGAACCCAAAGGGCGGTCTCAACGCTAAGGGTCGAGCGTCCTACAAGGCACAGACCGGCGGCACGCTGCGAGCTCCAGTAAAAAAGGGGGATAATCCGCGAAGGGCTTCGTTTTTAGCCCGAATGGGGAATATGCCCGGTCCAGAAAGAGACGAGAAAGGCAAACCAACACGGTTGCTTCTTTCACTTCAGGCATGGGGGGCTTCTAGTAAGTCTGATGCGAAGTCTAAGGCAAAGGCAATTAGTAGTCGTTTGAAAAATAAAGGTTGAAACTTGATCTATCCCAAGGCTCCGTTGCACGCGATTTGGCTCTCGGCCGCTCTGACATCGAGTTCTTTGCTGCTCGCTGGCTCGGTATCAACGGCAACCCAGGTCAGGTCAAGTGGTGGCGTGCGTGCGCAGAGCGCGACGGTTCCGGCTGGAGGCCACGATACCTCACGACCGTCGTATCCGCTGGCAATCGTGCGGGGAAAACGCTGGCGATGGCGGTTGTATGCTTCCATCATGCCTTCTATAAACTCGGTATCAAGAAAACCGACGGGACTCCGGAAGACGCAAACCGGTGGATAACTTCACCCTATGAGTGGTATCATATTGGCATTCAGCAGGAAACTGCAGAACTGGTGTACCGAGAACTTGTCCAGATTCTTGACGGCATTCACCCAGCGCAAAAAGGGAAAGGCTGCCCGGTTACCAAAGAAATTGGGGCTGTGGCATCGTTTGACAAAAAGTATAGGGGGGAGTATCCTTGGATAAAGATTCATCCGTCGTTCGGAGGAGCAAACATCCACTTCCGGACAACGCAGGACAAAGCAAAGGCGCTTCTTGGAAAGGACATGCATGGGATCTCCTTCGACGAAGCGGCATTCGAGCCTTATTTGGACTTAATTTACCAAGAGGTTCTCAACCTGCGGCGTCTCTCTACTGGCGGCCCATTGCACTTCATTGGGACTCCAACAGAGGGAATGAACTTCTATGCGGATCTTTGGGAACGGGGAAATCCGGAGAACCCACTGCGCGACGATCAGTTCATCAGCTTCAGGCTGTCAACAAGGGACAACGTAGGCTACGGCTTAGGAACGGACACATTCGACGCCATTCTGAGGCAGCAAGACGCGTATCTTATTCCGCAAAACATTGATGGCTACTTTATTGAAGCAAGGGAAGCGTTCTTCTCGTCGTCGGCAATTGAAGAGTGCTTCTACGCAGATATTGACGATGAAACTGCACCATCTGTCGGACATCGGTACGTCCAAGGAGTTGACCCTGGTATTGCTTCCGACTCAACATGGGCTATCGTCCTTGACTATTCTGATCGCGTGCGCGTACGCGGAGTCCGAGCAAGACGCCGGACTGGTAAGCAAACTATCCAGTCCGTAGTGAATATGGTACGAGAAAGCCATTTGTTGTATAATGACAAGAAGTCATTCTGCACCACGGCAGTAGATTCTACTGGTCTTGGTGGCCGTCTATTCCAGCAAGAGTTTTCGGTCATCCGACCTCTTAGGGGAACTGATTTTGGTGGGACAAAAGCAAAGAAGGTTGAGATTCTAAACGATCTAAAGGCAATGCTTGACAAAGGTCAACTGGTTTTCCCAAAGGCTGGTATTTGGCTTGAACTGCGCAAGCAACTCCTATCTTACAAACTAAACGATAAGAAGCTTGAAACAGACGCAGTAATGGCTTTGGCTATTGCCGTTAGGCATGCCACAAGAAACCCTGAGAAACCCGTAGAAAATCCGGAGTTCTCCTACTTTGGAGCGTATGACTAATGGCTAAAGTTCGTAAGATTCCAGCGACATACATTGACGGCCGTGGCGTACCCGCCCAATACACAACTGACCAAGATATTGCTACGCCGGCGCAGGTAAAGGCAGTCGGGGATTCTATTGACAAGGCTCGCCTGCTTTCCCGTGGTGCGCAGATCACTATGCCGCTTACGGAAGTTACAAAGATTCCAAAGCCAAAGATGTCTGTATCTCGCGGTGCTCAGGGAGGGATCGCTGGGATTCCAAATGCTCCGCTTGGCGGCGGGCAAATTGCCACCTCACCAATTGGCATCAACATTTCTGGTGGGGAGCAGCCAGTTTATCCTGCGGATCCAAATAGCGCGCTTACGCCGGGAGCCGTCCCAATTGGGGAGTTAGTTCAATCCGGCTACCGCCGCACTCGACGACGCAACGCCCGTGGCGCTGGAACGATTAAGACCGGAGTATCATTTAAGAACCTTACTGCAGAAACTGCAGGAATGGAAATCCCTCTTATTGGCGGCAAGCCACTTCCTTCGGCTAAGTCGTCCGATACCGGCATTGGCTTTATCCCTGACGACCTACCTGAATCCTACAAGACCTCGCTCAAGATGCTTACGACAAAGAACGCCTTGCTCGGTGTTGATCCGCAGCAGTCAGAGGAGTTTACGCGTTTCCGGGAAATGCTTTCTCGTAGAACGCAACTTGAGGCAGAGCAGTCCCGGCTACGCTCGCTCTTCCGACGCTTTGACAACCTTTACCACCCTACAACGTTTACGACAGGTGGGGCAGACCACTGGCCAGAAGACCCAAGCTCACGGCTTGCGGGCAGATCACACATTAGCGTCAACGTACATCCGGCGTATGTAAACATCCCAGCCTCACTGCAGGCTGTGCGACCAGTTATTAATTACGTTCCAGCAGGAACCGACAAGGAAGCCCGCATGCTCGCATCAGAGCGAGAGCGACTGTTCTTCCGATGGTGGGAGGAGAACGATTTTGATCTGCTGCTTGAAGACGCCTGTACTATCAAGGCGCTCTACGGACATACCGCAGCCAAGATCTATTGGGATCCAGTATCGCTACTTCCAAAGGTTAGCATCGTAGAAGCCCCAGAAAATCTTTACCTTGGCTTTGGGTCATCCGACTACCGGCGTATTGACTGGGCGCTTTATGTCTACGGGCTGTCTCCGCAGGCCGCCAAGGAAGAGTTTGGCGTTGACTCAATCCCAGTTCCTAACGGGTCAAACCCGACATTTGTTTACACGTCATCGTCAACCCACGACGACCCACTTGCTTCGGTATACCGAAACAACCTTGAGAAGAATCCCCAGCGCAACCGCTCGCAGTACGAATTGCAGCAGGTTGAGGTTTACGATTACTGGTACAAGATTCCAGTAGCCGTTGGCATTCCTCCAATGGTGTTTAATGCAATCTTTGTTGGGAACACAATGGTAAAGAATGAAGCCCACCCAGAATACGCCGGAATTATTCCGTACCTCCCACTCATTAACTCCAAAATCCCAGGCAGCCCATACGGCAAGCCTGAGCTTTACGACGTTGAGCCTCTGCTCCGAGAGAAGGACGAACGCATGAGCGCGCAGGCGCAGATGATTGCATCAACCGTGATGGGGCAAATGTGGCAGTTAGTAGGAGCGGAAGCCCCAGACGAGGTTCCGCCAAACGCAATCCCTAAGCCCAACCGCATTGCAACGCCTGGTCCGGGAAACGAAATCCGCACCATTGCACCATTTATTCCAGAGTTCCAAGTAGAAGATTTCAACAAGCGTATTGACCGTGAAATTGCGGTTGTTACCGGCTTGAATGATCTCCTTCTTGGGCTTGCACCTACAAGCGTTCTTGGCTCAAGCAGGGCTATTGCCTCCCTTGTAGCCAACTATGAAGCACGACTTTCGCCAAAACGCAAGTTGCTTTACTCTTGGATTAAACAGGTATGGGAACTCACCGGACGTCTTTGGTCATTCAAGGACACCGATGTCGAGTTCATCTTTGGCAACGAATACCGTATTGATATCGTTCCACCTGAGCTTACTCCACGAGACACGCTGGAACTTGCCCAAACGGCAATCAACCTTGTCCAGAACCGCATCTGGAGTTCAGAGCGCGCTATGGATCGCGTGGGCGTAGAAGACCCAGAGGGCGAGAAGGATGTCATCCGCGAGGAGCAGACAGACGCCACGCTCAATCCTTCGGCGGTACTCACGATGGGCAACCTTGTGGCCGTATTCCGCCAACTTGGAGTTGCAATGCCAGGGCAGCAACCGCCAGGTCAACAAGGAATGGATCAAAGCGCAAACGCATCACGACAACAAAACCCACAGTCTGGGACTACGTCGGCGCAGGCTTCTCCGGAACAGCGCCCTAACCAACCGGCGGAACAACTTCCTGCTAACGCCCCACAACCGGGTGTTGCAATGGCTGAACCGCAACCAGCCCCACAGGAGGGTAATCAGTAATGGCACGACGAGGTAGGTTTGCAAAGCAGACTGGCGGCTCAAACATCTCCCAGTTGGTCTACGACTTGATGCGCACACAGTTTAACCGTCAGGCTACCGCAATGTCTAACGCATATTTCTATAACTCAGACTATCGTGGTGGCGGAGTTCCATCGTCTAGCGATGTCCTTGCGTTCCTTAACGAATATAAGGGAAACGGATGGATTACACAATACGAGAAGGATCAGATTGATCTTGAGATTGCAAAGGTAATGAAGGAAGAGGCAACTCGACAAAACAATCTCCTTGTTACCAAAATCAATGAGAACCCAGGAGATATTTCTGCGGTAAAGAGTTACATTGATTTCCTTAAAGGGGCGGTTACCTCAGCCGGAAGTCCGTTTAGCGCCGACGAGGCGAAGAACAAGCTTTACGATGCCAACATTCAACTTGCCAAGGCTCTTGGCAATGCTTTGGGTAACAACCTTATTAGCAAAGATGAATTTACTTCTCAGGCACGCCAGATTATTGCTGCGTTTACCGAGGATAATGCCTCTAGACAAAATATTAAAGAGGCTCTTTTCAATGCAGAGTATGTTGCCGAGAAGGGTCGATGGGACACAAAGCTTGCAACCGCAAACGGGAAAGGCGCAGGAGCCTATGCGGCAGAGACTAGGAAGTACATTGCATGGCTTAAGGGGGTACGAGCCAAGTCGGTAGAGTCTGGTCTTGGAGTTGCAAACGGTAGTGGAGATGTTATCAACGGAACTGCTACCGCACGCGCAGTGCAGGCTGCTATTGGTAACGCTCAAGCAGAACTTACAAAGGCAAATAAGTATGCCGCCCAAGAAGCTGCGCAGACTAATTTGGCTAAAATCCGAAGCGAAACTGGGGATTTCCTAAACGTTGTCAACACCGTTCTTGGATCGTCCTATGGCAGCATTGAACAATTTGCTGCAAACCAGATTGATGTGTCAAGGTTCTATTCTATGGCCCCAGTTGCGGCGCGAGTTTCTCCAGATTTTATTGACCGAGATAAGCTCATAAATATATTGTTTACCGGGCAAAACTCGCTTAAGGAAACTGCCAAACTTGCTGGAGACACAACAACTTTCCAAAATCTTTCCCTTGTCCAGAAGGGATACGGTATCAACACTTTGGTTGACGATGTAGGAATGCTGTTTGGCTCCTTCATGGACAAAGCTTCACAGACTAGCGGAGATGCAAAAGCCAATACCGCGCTAGTTGACAAAATGATTGTAGACCTTACTAATCTTATTAACAAGGGTGGAGCCGGTCTTGACCCGCTTGAGTTGTCGGTACACCGACAAACCCTTCAGGATATTATTGACGCAAGAGCCGGCAAGATTCCAGACGTTTCAGATGGATTTAGTTCTTGGGATCTTGCCAATCCGTACTCATCCCAATATGAGGCTATGACAGGAAAGCAGCAGACTGCGTTTACTGATATCATCGGTAGCGTAGCAAATGATTCAGCAATCGTGCAAGACCTTGGTCGCGGTTTTGTCCAATCAGCAGTTATGGGGCTAGACGGTAAGTGGCACCTTGGGCCAGCAGTAAATCCTGCGGCTGGTGAGGCTTCTGGTCTAACAACAATGATTAACGTCAACGGCAAATACATTATGGCTGCGGTTGGCGGATCAATTATCCAAGCCCCTGGCGCTCAAGCCGGAACTCCAAATGAGGACATTGGATTCTTTTACGATCTAGGCAATGGAAACTTTAGGGTTATTGTCAACGGAGTTTCTTACAAGCAGAATTATAATCCGTTTACTGGGGAGTTATCAACCGCGAATGACTTTAGGGCGGCGTATGTTCCGCGAATCAACATTACAACTCCATATAACTCTCCGGCTGGGCAGTCCAGTTCAGTGTTTATTGTTCCAAGCGGACAGGTTTCCGATGGGGCAGAACGTGGTCTTGGTACTAGCGAAGACGCAGACAAGTTGTTTGGCTCCATTAGGACTCGACTTGACGCTCTTAAAGGAGACGGAATTACGCCGGATAGGTACGACCAAATTAGGGACTCCATTATCAACACCGCAAGAACGTCTATTGTTGGAACAGAATGGGAGTCTCAATTTGATGCCCTGTTCCCAACTTCAACCCCGGCGAATCCAGCGGGCGATGGATCAGGAAAAGTTCCAGGAACTCCTAACTTTAATGGCGGTCCAGGGGCAAGTAAGCCGGGATCAATGCCAAGCCAATTTGCTACGCCATCTTCCGAAGCCGCCTTCAACACGTTTAGGGCTGGAGAAAGAGACATGGCTACAACTACCCCAGCGTTTACTGGGGAAGGTTTCCTTAATTATACATTTAGGAACACCCCTATTGCAGCAAGTACAAACACGTCATCTCTCTTTAAGTCAACCACTATTGGTGGAAGATCACCCGCCAGTATGATCGCAAAGTAAGGATAGAGGAATAAATGTCATTTGACCCGAACAGCCCTTGGGATCAGAACCAGGCACCAGGACAGTTCCCGGTATCCGGAAGCCCAACTATCCAGCAAGAGAAGACGACTGACTCCACTGCCAATATTGGCACGTTCGGTGTCAACCTTGCGACTGGAGATGTTCGTGGGCTGCCAGAGGCTCCCAAGTTTGACGCCCAGCAACTAATCAAGTCGGTAGGAGAACTGACTGGGGTTGACACTCAGGGCATTGCGAATAGCACGCTTGGCGAAGGAATTCAGACCATCTCAGAAATCCCAGGAGCAATCGGGAATATTCCAGTAGTTGGAGATGTTGCTAGAGTTGCAGCAGGGATAACTGGGGCTGTAGGCGGCAAAGTTCTTGAGGTTGGAGTTACAGGTCTTGGTTTTCTTTCTTGGCCTTTTATTCAGATGCAAGATTTTGCATTTGAGAATGCTGTCACTAAGACGCGCATCCAAAAATATCGAGACGGCAAGACATCTGCTGTCGACGGTGCGGTACCGCCAGGATACTATGGGTCTCCGGTAAACGAGGCTCTTAACAGCGCATTAAATCAGGTAATGACAGGCAAGGAGAAGTGGGCAAAAGCCCCATGGCCGATTTCTTTGCTCCCTGATGTCGGCGCTCTTAACCCAAATGATGTGTCTTATCTTTCGTCTGGGGTGAAGCAGATGATTGACCAAGGAATGTCTGATGACGAAGTTCTTTCTTCAATGCGAGAGAATGGGACGCTTCTAACTGACGATATGTATCAGGCACTATTGCTTGCAATCCTAGACCCAATTTCCAACCAAGAGTTTAGGCTTGCCGGAAAGGGGTGGAGGGCAATCCAAGGTGTAGCTGATGCCGTCCGCTGGTCTAATGATGCTGGTCAGTTTGCAGTGCGAATGGCACAGAAGGACATTACTGGCACGCGTCTTAAGATTGCCGAGAACATGAAGATCCTTGGCAAGATGTACAACATGGGTGCAAACGTTATTTCTCGCGGGTACGCTACTGTTACTCATCAGCATTTTAATGCTATTGCCGACACGGTTGGGGAAAAGAACCTTGCTGTGATTCACAATATGGCAAAGGAAGCCGGCATTGAGGCTGGCGTACAGTTTGTAGACAACTTGGTAATGGACGCTCGATACCAATATACCGTTGCCGCCAAGGAGCCAACAAGCCGAATTGCATCTGAAACTGCACAGGCGTTTGCCAAGAAGGTAATCGTCACCGCAGCCAACGAAGGAGTTGACGGGCTTAAGCAACTACAGGGCTTCCGCGGATATTCAGACGAGTTCTACCAGCGATTTGTGGGGATTGCAGACGAGTGGAAGAAGTTGCCGGACGGTGAGCAGGAGAAGGCTCTTGACGTTGCCATGGACGAGTTGCGCTTGGCGTACAACCAGCAGCAGTTGAGTCAGGAAACTTCAAAGTTCCTTCAAAGCCAAAACCGCCTGCAACTTTTCCTTCGTCACTTTGGAAATGAAATTAGGGCGCGGGTTAAGACCGTGCTTGACGTAAGCAAGAACAAGCGGCTTGCCGACGTATCTGAGCATTTGTCAAAAGGATTGGGCGCTTCCGGGGAATTGTATTTGGAAGCACAGCAACGATTGATTGCCTCGCTATCTGACGGGAAAAGTGTTCTCAATTCAGAAAAAGTAAGCCAAGGATTGGCAATTCTGTTTGCCGACGCTCAAAAATCCTACGGATCACTGGGCGGCCAGCAGCAAGCCATTGAACAACTGGCAGGGGTTCTTGAGATTATTAAGATGTCAGCACATGGTCGAGCTCTGCAGTTGCTTGCCCCACTAAAGAAGGTGAAGAACTTTGAGTTGCTAACCATTGTCCGAGACGACCGTTTTACCATGAAGACTCTTGACGATGCCATCTCAATGCTTGGAGATGCCATCAAGAGTGATAGCGCAGAAAGCATGGTCAAGACCGCTGAGGCGCTTGTCTCAAGTTACACCGAGTTGGGGTCAAGGTTCAGCACGACAATTTTTAGCACACTCCTCAAGGAGTCACCAAAAGAAAAAGCGTCTGAAGTACTTGATATGCTTAAAGAAATCCGAAACAATAAGGGGTACGTTTCGCGCATTAGCCAGAGGCTTGAAAGCCAACTAGACCTGCTACAGAACGGCCCAGGAGAAGGGCTTAAGTACGCAGCCCAAGTTGCCGCAAAGACCGTTGATCTCAATGACCTTCTTTACGGTGGGGTTGTTGCAGATCTTGAAACAGCAAGTATTATTAGCACCTCACAGGATCAAGAACTATTTGGCAAGTATCTTGGAAAGTATGCCCCAAAGTTTGAGGGAGAAATCAGCCCAGAACTTTGGTCAGATTCCGTATATGCGGACGCCCCAGCGTTCCAAAAGAACCTTTGGAATCACAGCGAAAATGATTTGGATGCAAGCGTTTACCTTGGGAAAGTGGAAGATGCACTTACCAAGGGTAACTGGATTGACCCAAAGCGGAGACGTATTGTTGAGGGAGCGCACCAAGGACTAAGCAAACTGCCAAACATTGTTGACAATATTAGCGCGTCAGAGCCAGCATTCTCTTGGGCTGGTATTAACTCTAAGACTAATGATTTGTACCACAATGTTTACGGAAGCGTTTCAGAACACTGGGGTACCGATCCGTTGCCAAGTCCAGTGTACGCTGCAGAGAAGCTGACGGAGAACGCCAACCCATTCACGTACGAGGTTGCTGACGCGGCAACAGGTGAAGTAAGACAAGTTGAGATTGAAGGCGTAGGGGAATGGTATTCCAACTGGAATGAAGCCTCAGTTGACTGGGCTGGAAATTCATTTGCCAGAAGCGCAGCAATTGACATGAACGGCTGGCGCGTGTCTGGCGAGGCAACTCCGGGACTTAGCGTGGTCGTTACTGGGAACGAAATGGATGCCTTAACCCTTTTGCTTCGCAATAGGCTTATGAGGCTCGCCCAAGACAACTCCTCTGAAGTAACAGAAGTTACAGGGGCGGGGGCTGGAATTTGGCGACATCCTATGGTCAGGTTCTCAATGAGCAAGGCAAAGCGTTTGCCATCTTCTACTGTGTTTGACTTGGCTGACGATGGAAGAAATTATCAGCAGTTGCACCTTGTTCTAGATTCCCCTAAACTTGATGTTGCTGGGCCATTCCACGGTGGACTTGAGGCTCCGGTTGCTAGGTCGGTTATGGCAAGCCAGGCAGAGATTGCCAAGCTTACTCCGGCTAATGCCAAGAAACTCCTTATGGATCCAGAGTACCTTGTTGGTAGATACCTTTCTGGAGACAACTTTAAGGACATCTGGCTTGACGATGTAATCTTCCATTACGACAAGGACGGGAACCTAGTCCGGGCAACTCAGTTGCTAAAGTCAAGCGGCGAGCCCCTGTCTCAAAACTCCGGCTCGTTGACGTTTGACCAATGGATTAGGGAATATCTTGAGCGTGGCATTGGCGGATCTAATACTCCAGTATGGAGTCTGCTTGGGTACGAAAACGCAGAGATTGCAAAGAAGGGATACGCCCTTCCGAACATGATTGAAAACCAGTGGCGAGTTCGTGCGATCAAGTCATTCCGCAGGATTATGCGTGATCTGAAGGCTCGTGACGACAACAGGTTTGCCAGCGGAATGTACCACTCTATTGCCGATATGTTCCACTCATTGGATTCGCTCCACTTTAGGCCTACTCGATTGACTACAATTGAACTTGACGCCGTACATGCACCGCGACTATCGGACTATTTTGCGGACTCTGGGGACGCAGACTCATGGACAATGAAGGTCATCAACAAGCTTGATGAAGCGATGAACAGCGGTGATCCAGTTGCTACGCAGATGGTTGCAGATGCATTTGAAGGTGGGCCATCTGCCAGTTACATTGCAGAACTAGATGGCAATTGGAATGATATTATCCGAGATCTTGAGCCGGCTGCTCTTAACAATCTTATTAACCGATATGGAAAGATTGTTCTTGAAAAGTCATCTGCGAATTCCTTTGCAAACCAACTTGGGGAATACAAGACAACATTTTCAGGGAACAAGTTGTTCCACCATACGGCAGAGCATCTTGGCGCTACCGCAGATGCCCGGCTTATCCGAGGTCTTGACTCGTTCTACGCAGACCCAGGAGTAATTATGCCGGTGGGAGCCCCACAGGACTTTGCCACAGGCCCAATTGGGAAAGGTATCGCAGAGAAAGTTGACCTTAAAGAGTGGGATAATCTTGCCTCGTTTGGAGATGAACCTAACCAGTTTACAATCTCTAACCCTGCTGAGTTCCTAACATCTGGCAGGGAGGCAACATCTCTTGCCAAGGCAACAGGTGGCGGACTTCACGGAGTTGTTTACCGAGTCTACGATCCAAACGGAAGTCTTGAGAACGCAGCACGCGTTATTGACATTCGGTCAATCAAGGGTACGCCAAACTATCCATCCGGAAACTACGTCTTTGGTGCGCTTGAGGGTCGCAATATTCGCGGAATCAAACACGCACAAGACTACACAATGCCCGGAACTGCTACGGCAAAAGCGGCAATGGATGCGCAGAAACTGCAAGAAGAATACAACAAGCTGAAAGAAGATAAGAACCTGCAGAAGCTTGCCGACGTCCGCCAGACCCTCAAGGAAAATGGTTACGTTATTGGTAACGAGCCGGAAGAAGGATTCCTGCGCACGCACGGAATTGTATACGATGTTGCTGGTAACCCAGTAACTCGACCTACGCTGCAACTTTATACAAAGATTGACAAGTTGCTTCCAGCAGAATCTCTTGGGCTAAACAAGCCAGAACTTATTAAGCAGGCAAATAGTGCCAAAGCAAAACTAATCAAGATGCTCACTCCAGTTGGAAATAATGAACTATACGACCGAGCCGTCCAGCGTTTGCGCGTTGGGCTTGGTGGAGCAATTAGCGAGCAGGAAGCCTACCGGGCGATGGCGCTTATGGTCAAAGAGGGAGTTGAGCAAGAGATCAGCATTGGCGGCTTGACAAAGACTCAAATTGACAGCATTCTTACTCGCGCCTTTGGGGGAGGAGAAAAGGGTCTTAAGACATTCCGGCGAATCTTTGGCCCAGGAGAAGGCGGAGAAAGCGCACGCAAGGTTGTACTGTTTGCCATCAGCGGAGACCTTAGCAAAATTGGTGCGACTACAAAGTTTTCAAGGACGATTCAGGCAAATTACCCAACTCTTGCATCAATTGCAAATAAGCTTTATCCGCTTGCTAGGTACCGATATAATCCATACTTTAACGCCCAAGAGATTGTTGAGCCGTATGCCCTTACACTATTGCGGGGTATCCGAGGAAGCGCGTTGCGTCGAGACGCGTCTGACCTTGCCTCAATCTTAACAACTCCGGGATCATTCCGATACGATAGCCACGAACTTGGATCGCACATCTTGCGATATAACTCCAGCGTTCTTGATGAAATCACCAAGGCAAATCCGCTTGTTGCGGATGCCGTGCAGTCTCGAGTATCTGCCGTTCTCGGAGACGCCATCAGTTACCTTGCGCCAGTCGGTGAAAAAGCCCGTAAGCGCACAGCGGACATCAAGGTGGCTGCAACTGACTGGACGACCTATAACGAAGTGCTGCGAGCCTCTGGCCGTCAATTGATGAGGGAAATGCCAGACGTTGCCAATGCGGCAATGGAGGTTCTTGGAACTACAGACCCGGCAAAAATCTTCCGACACCTAATTGACTCAGGAGTAAACGGAACGATTGCTGAGAACATTCTCCGAATTGCCGATGTAAACGGCGCTCCGTATACATTTGGTACTGCGTTTGACTTTGGGCCAATGGACAAGGTTGTGACCATTCTTTCTAAGGCTGACATTCAGGTTGATGACCTTGAGCAGCTTGAAGATGCGCATATTATTGTAAGCAAGACCGGCGCAACAACCAAGACCCAGAAGGAAGTAGCCGAGGCTCTTGACGAAGTTATCTCAAGCGTTCGCTCAGTTAAGACTAATGTTCCGACTTCAGTTTCTGGAGACTTTGAAGGAACCCCGTCACTTACAACCGCTCTGGCTTCAGATGTAGAAAAGAAGGCTTTGCGCCGATGGTCTACCGGAGATTACGGAAAGATCAGCCGATATTTTGCTGCAAAGGCAGAGACTCCAATCATTTCTGGTATTCAGCCAGCCCGAACGCGGGACGAAGCATCAATGATTGCAGAAGCAAGGAACATGGGTCTTTACGATGAGAGCGCAACTGGTGACGACAGATTCAAAAAGATGGAAGAATTTGTTGCCAATTTTGACTCAGCACTAAATAAGAATACAGTTATTACAACCTCCCCAGTATACCGTGGGGCAGACTTTGTAGACTTGTTTGCTCCAGGTTATATCCCAAAAGCCGGAGACGAGTTTAGGATGCTTAACGCACCTGCGTTTAGCCGAAGCCGTAGTCGGGCATTTACCGGAAGCGTTAAGTTGAGGATTGAAAATCCAATTGGGATGAAAGGTCTTGACCTGAACGCAGCCGAAGGGCTCTCCGTACATCAAATGGAAACTGAAGTCATGATGCCACGTGGTCAAATGTGGCGTATCGTGAGTTCTGCAAAGCGTTCAAACGGCGACTGGGAAATTGTTATTGACACCGTGGCACCAAGAACATTTACTAAAGTGTCCGGCGGGTCGTCTCTTAACGTTTCGTACGAGGCTCAGGGCCGATTGGTTCGTGCTGTAAACTCGCTTCGCATTGAGGAGGAAGGTCGCTACCAATTTGCCAGAACGTTCTACAGGCTTATGGAAACTAACCCTATTCTTAAGGAATATCTAAAGAAGCGAGGAATTGAACTTGGGGTTAACTTTGATGAAGTAAAGCGTTCATCAATTGTAAAGCGCCGAAGCTTTGCCTTTGCTGCAAGCGGAGACGTATTGCCTGTCCAGCCGGAGCGAGCACGAGTTGCTCAAACTGTTGCAAAAACTGACAACGCCGCAGTGGTAACTGATTCAGGGCTTGCACTTATTAAAAAGATTGAAAAGAGTGACGAAATCAAACTTCGACCGGGAATGAATACTGCCGGCAAGTCTGGTCTATGGGAGGGCGTTGGCGGAATTATTCGCTGGGTAAAGCGACCAGACATTGGGTCTGATCTTGCTAAGACTCCGCTTCAGCAAAACCTTCACGTGCTAAATGAGTACATGGTTAGCGAGATCTACCGAAGGGCTGGGGTTAAGGTTCCTCAGACAAGCATCATCCCTGACGTTGACGGTCTTTACATCGGGAGTGAGTGGCTTAAGGACACCAAGCGTTTGTCGGAAGATATGAAGGACATCAACGTCGGTAACGCCCAAGGCTTCCTAGACAATATTCTTTACGACCTTTGGCTGGCAAACTTTGACGTCACCAATAGGGACATGAGCAATGTGCTGGTTGACGCCGCTGGAGAACTTGTCCGAGTTGACTTTGGCAGCAGCGGTCTATATCGAGCCGGTGGAGGGCTGCGAAAGGACAAGTCTGGCGGTGGAGATCTTGTTGAACTAGTTGACTTCGCTCGCTGGCCACTAGGGAAAATGCCCGGCAAGGCTGAGTACGGCGTTTACAACATGCTTCGTATCGCAGAAGCTGATATGATGTCCACGACTAAGACAATGCTCAATATGAATAGGTTCCTTTCAATGGCTGATGAACTTATTCAGTTCGCTAGAAGCACTCACGAGGGCGGACTTGAGGGAATGATCCGATCTATTTCAGATGATATGTGGTCTGGGATTGAGGCATCTGGTCATGTCAGCAGGGGAGAGTTTGACGAATTTGTTCAAAAGAACGTTGACCTATTTGAAACGCGACTGGCGCAAATTGAAGAGGCTACTTCCCTTAAGCGTGCAGAGATTAGCGCAAAGATCAAGATGTACGAAGAGGAGCAGGCGCTCAAGCGCGCAGATCAGGTGCTAGGTGAGGTTCGCACACGAGAAACCCTTACCTCCTCTATTGAGCGAGATCCAGTGGTAGAGGAACTTTCAAACAAGCTGGCATTTATGCAGGCAAACGGAAAGCAGATCCCTCTTCTAAATGAGATTCTTGTCAAGGTGGAAAAGGGCGAACTGATTACTGCAAGGGAGATTGACGCACTTGGAACCGGTATGGCGCAGTCGCTCTACCAGCCGGCGCAAATGCAGGTCATGATGAACTGGGCTAAGTTGGCATGGGCAGAAGGCGCAAGCGTGGCATCACGCGAGCAGTTCTACTCAATGTATAAGTCCCCAGTTGAAAGGACTCTCAACCACCCGTACCTTGGGGTATACCCAATTTCGTACATGTGGGGTAAGATCCTTCCAGCATTCTTTAACGCAATGTTTAAGTATGCGCCATTTGAAGGTGGCTTTGCTCCGTTCCTTGGGGCATTCCAGACCAATAAGATTTCTGACTACATTGCCGCATCACTTGAGGATAGCCCTCAACTGCAGCAGTACGTTGCAAGTCGGCCTCCGCTGTTGTTCTTCCTGAACGGCTTGCTGCCAGGCTTCCCAACGGACGTTAGCGTCAGTCTTCCGTACTGGTTCCGAAATGGGATCATGCGACCTATTGCGAAGAACGACTTTGAACAGATCCCAGGTGCTCTTACATCGTCCGTGTTTGAAACGGCGAAGCGTAGCCAAGGGTGGGCTGCTGGCCCAGAACTTGCCGTTAAGGCAATTAGCGATATCCAGAACTTCCTCACCGGAAGCCCAACTACCAGTGTTCTAGACAACATTGGGGACTTCCTTTCACCAGAATAAAAGGGGAGCGGCTGCCTATAACTAGCCGCAAAATAAAGTAAAGGAGTCAGTATGGCTGACGAAGTCGTTACTCCAGTTGAGGAGCAGTCGACTGCCCCGGTTGAGCAACCGGTAGCAGTATCCACTTCTCCCGACGAAGACGTGGCCACTTGGAGAAAGCGCCTGGCTGGCAAGGATCAGGCTCTAACGGTAACCAAGAAGGAACTAGAGGCTAAGGGTTTGGAACTTGAGGAACTGCGAAAGTGGAAGGCTCAGACCGAACTTGCCAATATGTCCGAGTTGGAAAAGGCGCATCTTCGCGCTAATCAGTTGGAGCAAGAACTCACCGCGACACGGGAAACCGCCCGTAGAGAAAACATTGCACAGAAGCATCCTTTGTATGCTCAGTTTGCAAATGACACTGACGGACTTGACACCGAGGCTCGCGCCGAGGCGTTTGAAAAGTTTATAAAGTCGGTGGCAAACGAGAAGACTACAGATGCTTTCGTGGATGTAAATGCACCGCTTAAGAGTCAGTCGCAGGCTCCACATAAGCGAACCGCCTTTGACGTTTTTGAAGAACTGAAAAAGTCGGGAAACCCATTTAAAGAATAATAAGGAGTAAACGTGGCTTACAACGGAAGCTCAACTACCCAGTCGGGTTTTGCGGCTCTCGTACAGGAACTCGTTCAGGCGCGTGCGCTTGAAGAGCTCCGAGCTCGTGCCGTTCACGCAATGCCGGGGATGTATGTCCCAGGCTATTTCGTAAAGGGTACGAATACGATCCGATACGCTCGATACGCAGATCTTTCACTTAACACAACGCCGTTGACGGAAGGCGTTCCGCCAACCGACCAGGCTCTGACGATTTCGTCCGAGTTCTTTACGGCAGCACAGTACGGTCAGACAGTTGCGGTAAGCGATCTTGCCCAGCTTGATTCACCGCACGACCTAATTGGCATCGGCGCCGAGCGCATTGCCTATCAGGCAACGCGCACCATGGACACGCTTGTCCGCGATACCATTCACAGCACCGCCCGCACGGCGGCAATTCAGGGCGCGACTGGTACAGCGACGGTTACCACGAACGCAACCACTGCGGTTACTACCAACCTTAACGGTTGGCTGGTCAAGCGCATGGCAACGGATCTTCTTGCGAACAATGTCGCTCCATTCGCGGACGGCTTCTATCGCCTGATTATTCACCCTAACCAGCAGTTTGACCTCGTGACGGACACGAGCACAAACGGCTTCATTGAGTTGAACAAGTATGTGTCGGATCTTCCGGCGCTTACGAACGAGATTGGTCGCTTTGGCCAGTGCCGCATTATCGTGTCTTCGGACGCGTTCCGCGCCACCGGTGCAGCCCCAACGACGTATTCTTCAACCGGTGCAAACTACAGCGCCCTGTTCCTTGCCCCTGATGCTTATACCATCGGTGACAGCCAGACGCTGCAGTCGTACTTCGTGGCGCCAGGTGGCGACCACACTGACCCGCTTGCGCAGGTCTCGCTCCTTGGCTATAAGATGCGATTTGGTTCCAAGTTGCTTCATGTGGCTAAGAGCACCGCAGACGGAGATAACGGCACCGCCGCAGGACTCGGTCTTGCACGCTACCGCATTCTCCGCACGACCGCCTCGATCAGCTAAGATCTAGGCTTATCCGAGTAGGCGGGGGCGCCACGTGCGCCCCCGCCGAAAGGCAAGAGAGAAAGGGGGATCTATGCTCAAGGTTTTAGTTTGGGGAGATGTTAAGGACGGCCCATGTGCATACTTCCGTGGCTACCAGTTTAAGGAAGAACTGTCAAAATTAGGGGTGGATTACAGGGGAATTAACAACGTAAACTTTGAGTTTGAAGAGGGCGCAAACAAAATGCCGTTCCCAGAAGCTTTTCAAAAGGGGTTGATCAAAGTTAACGCGCAAGATATTGATTGGGCAGACGTTGTGGTGTTCCGTAGGTACTACAATACTACGCTTGCCTGCGAGAATAAGAGTTGCTCGTTTGTCACATTTAATTATACTGAAGCAGCCAAACATGAGCACGGCCCGGCAAAGGAGCGAGATCTTCTTACGCGATTGCTATGGCCAACGTTTCGGCTTGCGGCACACGACAAGGCTATTGTCTACGAAACCGACGACGACCACTTTAGTATCAGGTCTTGGAACGGTTACATCAAAGACATTATTCCAGAGCAGCCGCTCATCGAGGAGATGGCAAAGAGAGCAGATCTTGTAACAACATCTACCAATGTCATTGGTAAGAGATATGCAAGGTTTAATGACAACATTCGCGTCATTAAAAATGCCATAGACCCAGAGTTATACAAAGCAACGACAGAGCGCCCCGGTGGGAAACCACGCTCCGTTTACTACGGCAGTACGGCAAGGATGAGGGATTATCTTGGATGGGCGGAGACTAACCAGCGCGTTAGGGGCGGGTACTGCGCAAAGGCGGTGCAAGATCTGAGAAAAGAAATTACTCCGGTATTCCTAGGAGTTAACCCAGGCACAGAGGATCAGGTTCAAGGTGT